TGAAGCAATATCTTCTGCGTAAAACCTACGCATGTTTGAGTTATAAAGATCCCTAACTCCATGAGCGATATTAGAAGTCGCAGGGTAAGCATCATTAGCATCGCGATAAACTTCTGCGCGACATGTGATAATGCCTTTTTCAACATCGTGATAGGTGATAACAATATTAGTCCTTCCCATAGGGTAATTTTCCACGAACCAGCGGTTCAACATAGCAACCGTCTCGTAATCTTCCAATTTATACATATAACTCATTCTCCTCTAATTTGAGTTGGCCGCTAATTGCGAAATATGCCGCGCCATCGATGTAGTTATCGACTTTTCCAGTTTCCATTGATCTTGCGACTTTGACCAGCGCCAGACACATTGCAACTTGGTGAGGCTCGATTGGCATTTCAAGGTATGCAGCCCATAAGGATGCGGTTCTGGACATATTGTCCGATGGATGGCCGTAGTCAAGACCACGATCCTGGATGATGGCTTTAGCTTCTGTAAGGTAATCATTGGCTTTCATGCTCTTACCTTATCGCGCTGATCGTAAAACTTGCGCATAGCCCGGCGGCCTTCTCGATAACCAGCATCTACGCCCATTGAATAAAAGATAACTACTGTAAGAAACCAGCCAACCATTAATAATCCGATTTCGTAGATCGTCATTATGCCACCGCCCATTCTGGGCAGATGGAGTTATCTTGATGAAATACTGTTAATACTTTGATGCCGTATTTTGCACCATCATTCTTGTAATCCTGCAAGTGGAATGCAATATCGCCTTCTGATGTCTGCGCATATGATTTGTTATAAACCTTGCCATTTGCGAGTTGTACTCGTACATAGTGTGTTGCTTGACTCATTTTATTTGCTCCCGATCCGCCAGAGTTTCTGGCTTCTTGGGATAAGCATGGCATCTGGTTTAGCGCTTGCCTAGCATATTTTGATAACGAAACGGTAACAATTCTCCATCGTCCATAGCATCATCGATCGTGCGCTTTATATCGTTATCTAGATCGTCCATAACGCCTGCCATGAACTTGGAATGTCCCATCCTTTTCGATGTAAATAAGGTCAACTTGGACATTCTTGCCGTTCTCGGTAACGATGGCGAAGGCCTGCTGCCAATTAGGCGTGGAGACGTATTTGGCGGCTTTTAGATCCATTGCATGTCCTACTTCAACTCCATGGAGAACACGCCTTAAAACCCCATTAGAAGCCTCAGAAACGGCACTTCTGCCTGCTCTATGGGTATGCCCCATGATTACGCTCTGGCCATGGCGTTTAGCCTGGTTGAGCGCAGATAGTCCAGGATTAGGGTTTAGGCTGCCAAGATCCCCATGAATGGCAATCCAGCCCTTAGCGATAGGCATTGGTGTTGACCAGAACTTGACTCCCATTTCATCAAGTTTCAGAAACTTCTCGAACTTCAATTCTGGCAATGATAAGAAGGCTGGGATCTTCTTCATGATTACTTTGTAAAGCCGATCTGTATGGTTACTGCGAACCATGTGGGCTTCTTTGGAATACTCGAAGAGCGACCAGAGAACATCAACTGTTCTGTCGCGATCCTCAGCTAAAGTCTGCTCGTACCAGCCCGGGGAATTTTCTGTCCATCGGCTGATCTGGGGCAGGTCGATTTCATCTCCGATAGTAAGGACAGCATCGGGGCGAAACGCTTTAATAAATAAACTGAGATTGCGTACAACATGTGAATCTTCGTAGGGGCATTGCAAGTCTGGAATGACTACGGTTCGCTTCATTAATCCTCATCATCATCATCGTCATAAGGTATGCGGTCGGGTGATAGCGGCAACCAATTAGGTGCAGGGAGAATAGTTGCTGGGTAGGTAGCAGGTTCTAGAAGTATGGCTAGGGATAACTCAACGGTAAAACCTGAGCGCCTAAGCGATTTGTAATACTCATTAAGCCCGATGCAGTACTGATCCAACATAGAGTAAGCCTCTAAGTCGATAGCCTTCTTTCGCGCCATAATAAAATTATCGCTCTAAGAGTATGTTGTAGATCTCATCGACACGCGAATTGAGTCGCTTAATCTCCGACAGCAAGTGCGTGATTACATAGCCAGCCAATCCACCCACTATCGCAAGAGTGGCAATATAGAGATTCAATAGATCGGTCTGAGTCATTTTTTAGGTGTCGCATAACCGAAGATGCCAGCAACTATTGAACCAAGGATCGCTCGGTAATCGAGTGCGAAGTTAGAAGTTGTTCCCCATACGGCCAAGAATGCTCCGATAGATACGATTGCTGGGTGCTTCATATTCATTTGCTTGCTCCTAGTAGTGGGATTTGAAAGAACGAACTATCTTGATCGCCCTTGATACTGAAAGATATATGGCAATGATGGCGGTGCTTATTGATGCCTGTATAAGTTCTCCAACGCCACGCGCTTTTGGCGCTTGCAATCTTGCCATCGAAGATGATGTAAGAGATGCGTTTATCAGACTTTGCCAACTGACGAAGTTGATCCGCCAAGTCAGGCATGATGTCTGGCTTTGGCTTTCCCGATAGATCCCGGTCAATGTCAATGGCACGAACCCAGCCCTGCTCATCTGGATTATGGTCAGACTTACGAGCTGAGTGGCGACTATCGCCGATCCAGCCATCCGAGGTGCGATCACGATCGCTGAAACAATCATCGAACTGTTCGCGAAGTTGTTGACCTGCCTTGCATAACTTTGGTTTCATCCCAGTAATAAAACGGCTTCTTCAGCAGTAATGCCTAATTTTGTTAGTAACGCTTCTTTGTCTTTTACATTTTGCTCTGCGGCTTTTTTATCTAATGCGGATTTTGCCATCTCCTCATTGCGTTCTTTAACTTCTGTGGCTGTCATTTCCCGATCAATAACTTCGCCAGTTGCTATGTCATGAATTCTTATCATTGGATTTGGCATTATTTGACTCCGTAGATTTTAACTGTTCCGCCTGAAAAGGTTCCAGATGAGGTTTTAAACTCTAGTGATGAAATGGCTGAAGTAACCGAGTTTGCGTTGCATTGTAAAATATAAGTGCAAAAACCTGTTACATCGCCTTCATAAGTTGCGCTCATAAAGATATTCTTTGGCTTGCTAGCATTTGGATTGGTTATAGTAATGCCATAAATGTTGTTAGCACCTGTACCTTTTAATGCAACGATATTTGGAGCATGTAAAAAAACTCCATTTCGATTACCTCTGCTAGTTGCTGCGGTACTAGTTCCAAAAACTCCGTCAGCATAAGTTTGATAAGTTGTTGTTGTAACTCCATTTATTTGGAAAAAAGGATCATTGTTTGCTGAGCAAGTTATATCTGCTACTTCAATGTAAAGATAGTTATATCCAGTTGGGACTATTGACGAAATTGTTGTTGTTGAGCCAGAAAGGGTTGTTGTTGTACCTAGTTGGGTCATGCCACCTGATGTAGAAGTCGACCAAGAAAAGTCAAGATCAGTTCCTGAGGCCTTGGCTAGAACCTGACCAGTTGTGCCACCTTTAAGGTCAATGAAGGCTGTGTCTATATCTTGGCCAAGTGCAGCAATGGCAGTAGCGCCATCCTTTACTAGGTCGGTCGATTGGGGGATATCCCAGCCGAAGTTGGTTGTTGTTGTTGCCATTAGGCTACGACTCCTATCGCGTTGATCCATGTAAGGGTAGGACTTAGGGTGTTCCAAGTCTCTGCTGCATTTACCTGCTCCCATTTTACCGCAACTTGGGAGAAGTTTATTGGAGAAGCGTTGAAAGTAACGCTCAGGTTGTTTAGGCTCGCTCTGAATGTCCAGCCTTCGATATAGCCTTGAAACTCGCCATTGGTGATGTTGCCGGGTAGGTTCTGAATCCAGACAGGCTGACCCAAGAAGATGTTGATAAGAGCATCTCGATCGGCATCATCGATCTCGGGATTACCTAAAACAAAAGTTATGGATTGGAACTTAGGATAAGGATTGGCTCGAAGCTCGATGTAGCGATCTGCTAAGGCTTCTGCATCGGCAGTATGTTTAATGCGAGAAGTAAATTCTTCAGCATAAACGCCGTAAAGACTTTGGCTAATTGGATCAGTAGCGGTGTAAGTCTGATTAGCGTTGTTGTCATAATTAATAGTAAAACTATTGCGAAGATCGCCCGCTCGAGTAGTAGCCGATAAACCTAAACCGTTGGCATGGTTGGCATCTAAGGTTGTATAACCGTTAGCCGCTAAATAGTCCTGGCGATGTGTTTGGTCTGCATAGCCGATATTGCCATTTGCATCTTCGTAGATAACCCCGAAGGCTGAATTAGCAATGGCTGCGCATAATGAATAAAGGTCTGTATTAGATGATGATCTTGATATGAGTTCATAATCGCCTGGTTGATCGATTTCGCCTAAGCCGATATTAACTGCATTAGCCCAAGTCTCAGTAGGGTTATAGTTTGCCCAGGTCTGAGCTGCTGGTACTTCATTCCATTGCCCTAGTAGATATCCTGAAAGAAGTGTGTAAATCTGATCGCCATCGAAGTCTTGGCTTAATACTCCAGGATCGATAATTCTAGGTAGTTTAGATAAGGCTCCCAGAGCGGTAATAGTTGCAATAGTTGTATATCCAAGATCACCAGCGCGATTAACCCCAATAGTAAAATCTGATACATAACCGCCGAAGATTGGAACATAAGTGCCAACCGAGTTAGTTACCTCTACGGCTAGCCCGGTGCCTACGGTAAAGTCGTAACTAGAATTGTTTAAGTTCATTAACTGCAACTGGCAATAGCCTGCAACTGGCTGAACATTGATATCGGTACGCCCTGAAGTTATGACCAGATTGGCAATAGTTACATCTGTTGCTTCAAGGCCGTCAATTAAAACCTTATAGGCTGGAGTATAAGCGGTCATTAAAAGGCTAACGCCGAACCGCCGAGGGTGCCTCTAGCTGAAGAATCATTGAGAATACTGACAATCTGGCGAGCGGTTGATTCACTATCGATTGCGCCATTGACGGTGATGTTAGTAGTCCCTGCGCTTGTATAACGATAAGCCGCGATTGGTTCATTAGGCATCGATGGAGCCATTGGAGCAGCAGCAGGAGAAGATGCCCCAGTTGAGAATGAAGCGTTATTGAATGGGTTTAAGGCTGAACCAATACCTTTGGCAATATCGATTACTCGCTTGATCTTGTTGTAAAGATTATCGAAGAAATCAACTACCTTGGCTAGACCATCGATGAGGCCACCTATTGCTCCGCCTACAATTTCGAAGGCTTTTCCTAAAGTCTTACTTAGGATTGGCGCTAATACATCGCGAGCAAATTCTGCAACATTTTTAAATAGATTGATAAGAGGCTTTAGTTCGTCTTGGTTTTCTACGAAAGAGTCTTTTACTGAGTTAAAGGCTTTACGAAGGCCATCTGTAATGGGTGTAATAAATTCAATTACTGGGCGAAGTTTATCGCCAAGGTTGCTAGTAAAATCGGCAATCGCAGGGATTACTCTTTTAACTAAAGTTTCAACCAACGGAGTTATAGCAGTGAGAATATAACCGCCTACGGTTTCCTTGCCTTCATCAAAGGCTACCTGCAACCGGGCTAACTTTCCTTGGAATGTATCGGCTTGCTTAGATGCCTGGTTCTCGAAAGTTCCAGCAAGTTTTGCTGTGATCTGATCAAATGTAAGGGTCTTGAGTTCAGCCTTATCAATGCCAACGCCTAGGCGGCCTAAGCCTGCCAGATTGCCTTCTTGAGCCTTTGAGAGAGCTTCTGTTACCGCTTGAAGGGACTTACCACTACCTGCCGAAATATCTAAGGCTAGCGCCTGTAACTTCTGAGCCTTATCAACATCTTTAGTTGCTCGAGTTAAACGATCAAGCGATGGGCGAAGTTCATCATCTGCAACGCCAGTAGCAAGAGAAGTCTGAAGAATAAATTCTTCGGTGCTTGCAATCTGAGCATCTGTAGCCTGGGTAACATTCTTTAAAGTATTGGCTAACTTGGCTTGGGCGGCTTCATCCTCAATGGCTGACTTAACGCCATCGATGGCCAACTTGCCAGCATAAGCAACGGCTGCTGCGCCTGCGGCTGCGAATGCCGCTCCAGCAATCTTTCCAAACTTAGAAATTTTATCGCCAAAGGTGGCAACATCTTTATCTGCTTTATCAAGGTTCTTAGTGAAGTTATCGACATCAGCAAGAAGCTTGAGCGTTAACGCTCTTGTACCTGTTGCCATTAGCCCCACTCCTTCAAAATCTTAGTAAATGATTCTGTCC